TCTCGAGTCCGACCGCTACCAGCCGCGCCGCGAGGCAGAGACGGAATTCGACTTCGCCGGCCGGCCGCGCCGTCAGTCAGGCTTCGTACAGGAGGCCGTGGACCGGCTCTGCGAGCACACGTATAACCCGGGCCCCGTACGTACCGTCATCGCGGGCCCACCGCAGGATGCCGGGGCGGGCCTGGCCGACAGCCTGCTCCAGCAGGTCTATGAGACAAACCACATCGACTGCGTCATGCAGCACGCCGAGGCGCAAAGCACCCTGAACGACGTCTGCGCCGTGCAGATCAAGTGCACCAACGACCCGGACAAGCCGGTCGATCTGCAGCTCTGGGGCGGCGACGAGTTCACGGTCTTCACCGATCCGGAAGACCCGCGGCAGGCGTTCGCCGTCGTCACGATCGACCGCTACAACCAGCGGACGCGGTATCGGCTCTGGTTCGAGGACGAGGTCAGGACCTACCTCACGGACCAGTACTCAGCGGACAAGACGGCGGGGGCGCGGGTCGCGTATGAGACGAAAGACGCGGAGAAGAATACTTATGGATGCATCCCCTTTGCGTTCTTGCACTACCGGGCACCCGTCCGACAGTTCTGGACGCCGGGCCCAGGGACGTTCCTGCGGAAGGCAGAATTGCGAATCAATGACAGGCTTTCTGAGCTTGACGAGCTGATCTCGAAGTACGGCCGTCCTATCGGAGTGTTCCGCAACGTCTCTCCGACGTTCACGCCGGAGATCGGGCCCGGTAGGTTCATGCGACTCTGCCGAGGAGGCACCGGATACACTGGCGAAGGCTACGCGGACGGCGGCGAACCGTCAGCGGAGTACCTCCAGGCCCAGCTCGCCATCGAGTCCATCTGGGTCGACCTCGAAAAGTACATGAAGCAGGTCGCGACCGCCGTAAACCTGCCCTACACGGCCCTGGAGCTCGAGTACAGCGATGCGCCGTCCGGGATCAGCCTGATCATCAAGTCCGCCCCGCTGCTCACCCGTGCCCGCCAGCGGCGGCCAATCTATCAGCTCGCCGAGCTGTGCCTGGCTCGCAAGATTCTGACCGCGGCTGGCAACCACTACGGCCACGCCGACCTGGTCAGCCAGGCCAAACAGCTCCAGCTACTGCTAGCCTGGGCGGAGCCCCGCATCCCGATCCCGGGACCGGATCGCGACCAGTCCGACGAGTGGGAGATGCAGGTCGGCATCAAGTCCAGGATCACCGTCTGCATGGAGCGGTACGGGCTGACCCGAGACCAGGCCGTCGAGCACATCAAGCAGGTGACCGAGGACGAAAGCGAGATCAAGGAGATCCTCCCGCAGGAACTAACACCCCCGGCCTCGGAAACGATGCCCAGCGAGGAGCAAGACGCCCGGCAGCAAGAGATCGACGACGTGAAGGGCGCGGAGTCGGGGTATGAGGACCGGCAGAACAGCGTGACGGGACCGGCAACGACTACGGCGGGGGCAGACTGATGCCACTGAAACAGGGCAGCGGCAAGACAGCCGTCAGCCAGAACATCCGCACCGAGATCGCGGCCGGCAAACCGCAGAAACAGGCCGTTGCCATTGCGCTCTCGGTAGCACGGCGGAACGCGGCGAAGAAGGCGCGGGGGAAGAGGCACTGATGGGCTGGGTCACCATCAATGGCAACCATGTCCTGATCGGCGAGGATGACGGTGGCGGGCCTGGTAGGACCGGTTCGGCCATCATCAAGGCCCGGCGGGAGGCGGCAGCTCATAAGTCCGCCGCGAAGACAGCGGCAATCGTCAAGACAGCCGGAAAGACGGCGGCAGTTCCCGGATCGAAGGCTGGATCCGAAATATTGTATGAGCGGGGACGTATCCACGGTTACAAGGACGTCTCGAATTTAGTGGCCGGACCCGCGCACACGAAGCACCAGATCCACGAGCGACTCGCCAGGCGCGACCGGGCAATCGACAGCGGCACATCGTTCCGCACCCAGCCGTGGTGGGAAGGCTACGCCCGCGGGGCCAGGCAATCCACGGAAGACTGGCTGACGCACTTATCGAAGGCCACCGGCGGCCGACAGACACGGATGTTTCGGCGGCTCTACCATCTCCGGGACAAGATCTGATGGGCCACTGGGTGACCACCGACGAAGGGAACCACGTCTACATCAGCAACGGCGGTAAGGTCCTGGCGACCCGCGGCGCGATCAGCTCGGCGGCCGGGGGGAAGGAGCGGGGCCTCGCGATGGCGCAGCGCAGCAAGGCGGCTGTCGGCAAGGCGACGGGCCGCACCGCCAAAGCACCGGGACGGGGAACCGCAGAACGAGCGGCAAAAGCGGCCGAAATTCATCACCAGCGGGCCGCCGCGGCCAAAGTCCTGGGCACGTGGGAGGGTGTCCGAGGAAAGGGCGAAATCAAGCTCTATCACGGCACAAGCATCGCCAACGTCAAGGGCATTCGCGAACAGGGGCTGACGAATTTCGGCACCAAAGGCTACTCGATGCTCTCCACGAGCAATGCGACGGCACTCAACGCGGCGAACGCGAAAGGTTCTGGCGTCGTGCTGGAATATCGCGTGCCCGGCAAAGATGCGGCAAAGTACATCGAACGAGGCGAACGGGCGAATGGAATTCGCGGTGGCAAGGACGTGTACGCGGCAGTGAAGCCTGGCAGTCCTCTGCCCGGACAGTATCTCAAAGGGGCTCAGGTCCCTAAAAGCACAATCGAAAAAGTGGGGACAGATAAGATCAGGGAAATACTCAAGCCTGAATCTCCCGCCACCACCCGCGCCATCGAGCACGCCCGGGCCGCGGGGCCGTCGCTGGGGGAGCAGGCGGAGAAGGCGAGGGCGGCGAAGGGAAGCGCAGATCAGCGCAAGGCGAGATTGGACACCACGATTTCGCAACGAGTGCGGGACGCTATGTCCAAGAAGAACGCACCCCGCACGCAAGCAGCCGGCAAGATCAAGCAACAAACACGGCTCGATCGCCTCTACAAAACGATGAAGTCTCTATCCAAGGTCTGACTATGACCACCCATCCCGACGTCCTCTCCGCTCTCCACGATGCCCACAACGCCGAAGCCACGGCCTCCGAGCAGTTCCATCTGCAAGAGCATGAGTTCAAGCGCGGCGAGCGGCGGATCCCCAAGCTCGCGAAGTGGTTCGACAAGCGCCAGAGGGAGGCGGCAGACCGCCAGCACGATGTACGGAACACGATCATGGCGCACGGCGGGACGGTGAAGACCGAGCTCGGGGATGTGTCGTACTCAAGCGAGCCGGGCAAAGCCCTGGAGAAAGCTTGCAAGACGCTGGACGGCCTGGCGGCCGCGCACCAGGGCGTTCATGAGGCGATCCACGACCGGCTCAAGAGCGACGATGGGGACGAGGACAAGGCATACTACCGGGGCATCCAGGAGAAGCACCTCGGGTTCGCCAGCGACCTCCACGACAAGTACCAAAAAGGCCAGCAGAAACAACAACAGCTCAAGGATCTTGGGCCTGCTCTGTTCATCGCGAAGCACTCTTGAGGCAAAAGGCAAAAGGCAAAAGGAAGAAGGCAAAAAGCAATTCATCCTTTTACCTTTTACCTTTTTACTTTTAACTTACCAATGAGGACCCAATGGCATCCGAAGAATCCGCCGCACTGAAGATCCTCCAAGGTCAGGTCGAAAGCCTGACCGCCCAGCTCCAAACCCTGACCTCTGAGCGCGACGAGTACCGTGACGCGCTCTCGGAGGTGGCCAGCGAGCGGGACAGTCTGCGGACAGCCCCCGACGCCGCGGCCCGGATCGCCGAGCTGGAAGGCTCAATTCGCGAACGCAACCACAAGGACGCGTTTACGAAGCTCGCGAAAGGCGCAAAGGCCAAGGAAGCTGCTATCGATCACCTCTGGAAGGTCAGCGGTTACAAAGCCGAGGCCGATGAGATCGATGAGAAGGCCCTCACAAGGCTCGTGGCGGATCTCAAGGCGAGTGCCGACTACGCGTTCGACCACGACGAGAATGCCACCACCACGGCCGCCAGAGAGGCCGCGCAGCGCGAATGGAGCGGCAAGAAGCACGGCCTGCCCGCACCAGGCGAAGCGCCTGCCGGCGGCGGCCGGTCCGCCCGCAACCAGGGCGGGGACGGCACCATCGTCACCGCCGAGATGCGGGCCGATCCGAAGTTCATGCTCGACCCGCGGAACAAGCAGCTCATCGGCGACGCGGCCCGGGAAGGGCGGTTCAGGTAGACCCGCAGAACATGGCAAACCTCGCTACGGAGTTGGTACATGTCACGGCCCAGCATCAGCATGACATCGCGTAGCAGAGTAGCTGACACAGACGGGCCACCCCATCGTTGATCAGGCGACGAGTACGGATCTGGGTCCATTCTATCCTGCTCCTTCCCCCCCCCCAACTGTTCTTTCTCAATTCGTCGTCCCGCGACTGGCCAGCCAGCTCCGGGCCTTTTTAGGAGCCCATCGTGGCTAACAATTTCGCTGCATTCTTCGAGACGCTCGTTGCGGGCGCGGACGAGTACAACAAGGCGAAGGTCGGCAAGACCGCCCTCTTGGACGCCGTCTACAAGGACGTCAAGCCGGAGGCCGCGCGGGTCGGTAAGACGGTCGACGTCTACTTTCCCGACGTGGGCCCGTTGACGGCCGTCAACAATGGCCAGCTCACGGCCAGCACGGTCAACCCCAATTATATCCCGTTGGTGTTCCAGACCCGCGCCGGCAAGGCCCTCCAGTTCCAGGACTTCGAGCAGTGGCAAACCGCCGTCGATCTGGCCCAGAAGTTCTTTGACCCCCTCTACAAGAGGGCGCGTGAGTACCTGAACGGCCAGATTGCGGCCCTGATCACCCCCGGCAACTTCAACAGCAACGTCCCCATCATCGGGACAGTGCAGGGCGAGGTGCAGGTTGCCGACCAGCTCAACGCCTGGAATGCGCTGGCCGATCAGAAGGTTCCCCTGGACGACTCGGACAAGCTCAGGCTGATGGTCCACAACAACGTGTACCAGAAGATGCTCGGCGATTCGGCGTGGGTCCAGGAAAGCTTGGTGTCGGCCGCGATCGCGATGGAGGCCCGCAAGGAAGCGAGTCTCGCGCACGCCTTCAACTTCCAGCCGATCTGGGACCAGCAGATGCCGACTGCCAGCGGCAACATCATCTACGGCCAGGTCGGGCTGACGAACGGCAGCAACGCGGTGACCGGGCTGAACACGGCATTCACCACGGACTTGACCACGTCCAATCAGCTCATCTTCGGCAACGATCCGACGAAGACGGCTTATTCGATCTCCAGCATCACGAGTGATACCGCTCTCGTCCTCGGATCGACCTACAGTGGCGCGACCGTCACTGCGACCACGGCCCGCAGACTGACCGTGATTCGCGGTACCGTCAGCAGCTCGACGACGACCTTGACCGGGACGAGTACGCACTTCACCGCGGATTTGAACATCGGCGACTGGGTCTATGACATTGCGGCTGCATCCAGCGTCGTGCCGACTCAGATCACGGCGATCGGCAGCGACACCTCGGCAACTGTCGCCGTCGCCCCCACCACGGCCTACAGCGGATCGACGCTGGCCCGCAAGGCCTACAACAATCTCGCCCTGCACGAGTACGCCATTGCCCTGGCCCTGCGGCCGATCGCCACGCCGGACGAGGCCCGCAACGTGGTCGACGTCAGCTACATTGACCTGATGGGCATCCCCCTGCGGGTGATGGTGTCCTACGTCCACATCTATCAGGCCCTGTTCGTCACCGTCGACTTCGGCTACGCCCTGGGCGTCATCCGTCCCGACTTCGGCGTGCTCATCAACTGCTGAAAGGCGGTGACTCGTGATCGTCCAAGACGATGGGGCGGAAACCTCGTTCAAGCTGGGGTTTTCGCCGACCGGGCACATTTCCGGCACCAAGTGGGCGCTCTATCCCGACGGCGTCACGGCCGTGCTGCAACTGGCCGCAACCACTTCGGGCTCGCACACGCCCAACGTGGATTGGTCCCAGGCGGGCCTGTTCCTGATCACGCTCGGGAACAACAGCACGTTCACGTTCAGCAACGCGGTCGTCGGTCAGACGATCGAGCTCGTCATCACCCAGGACGGCACCGGATCGCGCACGGGCACGTTCCCGTCGGGCTGCGTGTTCGTGGGCGGCTCCAAGACACTCAGCACCGGCGCCAACGCCATCGACTCCGTCCTCATCACCTGCACGGCCGCGGGCA